TTGCGTAAAGCCACGCTCTAGGTAACGTCTAACGTCTACGAGCAAAGAGTCGTAGGTCATGCTGTAGCTCATAAATACTCCGTATGTTTTGTCGTATTAGCCGCTGATTCAGCATGCACCTGTATTATTGAATTATACTTTTAAATGAATGTAAAAACAAAAATGTTATCCATTCCAGCGAGCAATCTTACCATCACGAACATCGATGTGTGTAAAAGAATTGTAGCGTCCAAGACCTTTGCAATCGTCATCAAAATGTTTCATGAGATATTCTTGTACTTCAACAGCGGGTATACCTTCTACTTGAATGTCTGCTGCGTTACCGAGCAGGTGCTGGCTATGTTCTTTACCACCGCACTCTTTGTTGTGTTTCTCACAGCGATGCCCACTAACAATTTTAATAGGCTTGCCAAAGGATGTACGGATGCGCTCTAAGAGTTCAATGAGTTTTGGGTTGATATGCTTCTCACCACATCCGCAGTGGCACATGAATTCTTCTTCACTAAAATGCTCAGATAACTTAGTCATATTAATTACCTTCTGAAGTAAATAATCCCACTACACCAAACAACACACCCGCCGCAGTCAAGCCATCATGCACAGGACCTGCATCAATATTCATACCCGCCATCGTAGCTAGTGCCGCCACACTCGCGTGTGTTGAAGGTTCTTTTAATCTTGCTTGGATATAGTTCCAGGCTTTAAGTATTTTGTTCATAATGATTGCCCGTTAAAATCAATCGCAGTTTGGAATGGTGTCAAATCTTCATCTGTCCAAAAGTCTTTAGCAAGCATAATCTCTAAATGCTCTTTGTTTCTTTTAACCGTATCTTCCCACTCAGTGGCAGATTGGTTGCGTACGTTACCCGCTAAAATAAGGTTTACGCTGTCCATAGCCGCTTTGTAATGTTGAGCAATTTGTTCTGGTGTTTGTGTATCAATCATTTTAATTACCTTCTAAAATTTCAAGACGAGCCGTTAATTCTTTGATTGCGTTGACTAACATGGGTATTAAGCCTGTTTGAGCCAACATATATTTTTCACTGTCGTTTGTATCGACAAGTCCTGTGAATAAAGCATTTTCTTGCTCAAGTACACTAAGCACTTCTTGAGCAATAAAACCAGACGCGGCTTTCCCTTTATCTACATTAGTATGACGTAAATCCCATTCAAATTTTCTAGGTTGAAGTTTGTTAATAAAGTCTAAACCTAACTCTAAATCAACAATGTTTGTTTTATCTCTAATATCTGAAACAAAAGACCACGCTAAAGCAGTACCTTGAAATCTTGCAGTAACTGTACCGTTATAGATATTTACTTCGTTTGAAACTGTTGTTGTTGAGGATGCAACGCTATACCCAATACCTACGTTATAACTACCTGTGGTGTTGCTATAAAGTGCAGACTCACCAAGTGTTACGTTAGAGCTACCTGTGGTATTGCTGTAAAGTGAATATCCCCCAACTGCTGTGTTGTCACCACCTGTGTTGTTAAAACGAAGTGCACTCGAACCAATTGCTATGTTTTGTGTACCTGTGGTGTTGGCATAAAGAACCCTTGCTGGGCCAAGTGCTACGTTGTTAGAACCTGTAGTGTTGTTGTAAAGTGCTTCGTCTCCAAGTGTTACGTTAGAGCTACCTGTGGTATTGCTGTAAGACGTTAACCAACCAATTGCTATGTTGGGAGAACCTGTAGTATTGCTATAAAGTGCTTGATGGCCAAGTGCTACGTTATAATTATCTGTGTTGCTGTAAAGTGCTTGATAACCCACAGCTGTGTTTTGTGTACCTGTGGTGTTGCTAAAAAGTGCACGCTGACCAATTGCTGTGTTGTTGCTACCTGTGGTGTTGCTAGAAAGTGCAGAAACACCAGTTGCTGTGTTGTAAGCACCTGTGGTGGATGTTAATGCACTAACACCAAGAGCGGTATTTGTAGCACCTGTAAACCCTGTTAACGATGTCCCTCCAGTTGCATTAACAGTTTGGTTTGGCCATGTTCCACTAATAGTGACGTTTGTACCGGCAACCAAAGCAGGTGTTGTTGTACCTGTACCGCCATTAGCGACAGGAAGTGCTGTGCCAGATAATGAAATAGCTAATGTACCAGAACTTGTAATGGGTGAACCCGATACAGATAAAAATGCAGGGACTGTTGCTGCAACTGAAGTTACTGTCCCACCCGATGAGGTAGGTGTTTGCCAAGTTGCCGCTGTACTACTAGTTGCCGTTAAGACTTGACCTGAGGTTGGAGCGGTTGCGCTATTGAGAACAACGGTTGTTGTTGCAGATTTAATACCATTAGCGGCTGTCGCTGTTGTAGCTGTTGTAGCTAAAGCAGGTGTACCTAAAGTTAAATTACCTGCACCGTCAGTTACAACAGCTTGATTTGCTGTGCCATCAACTGTTGGATATTTTAATCCAGCAGGATTATTAATTAAGCGTTTAACTGTGCCTGTGTTATTTTTAGCATACAACGCCATATCTGCATCATTAATGTTAATTGCAAGCTCACCTGGATTTAAATTCCCAGAAACTGGAGCTGCGCCAGATGTGGTTGTACGATAAAGTTGTATCGGTGTATAACCTGTTTGTGACATTGTCTTACCTCAAATTTTCTAATTTATAAAGCGTTGTCATGTGCAAACCAGTCAACTCATCAATAATATTTTCAAGTGCTGGGATATTTTTTGCAATTTTGCTTCTGTTTTCGTTAAGCCAGATTATATCATCATGAATTAACCGCGTAACGTCATCGATTTCACCGTCAACCTCACCAACGATGCCAAACGTTCCTTGATACGCTTCAACAAGTTTGTCGGTGGTTTCAATCACTTCTTCATAATAAGATCCAAGCGCACGATGAACTTCACCGTTTTTGGTTTTCCAGTGTTCAATATGAGCCGCATTCCTGCTTTCAAACATTTTATCTATTAAATCTTCAATTGTTGTCATTAAAATGTGCCTCCGTTGATACCATTAGCGTTGCCCGTTCCACCGTTAGCCACTGCAACAATTCCTGTTACATTTGCCGCTGTGCCTGTCGTGTTTTGATTAAGTGTTGGAAAGTCTGCGGCAACAGCAATCGTCAATGCACCTGTCGAAGTCGTACTTTTTAAAATACCAGTTGCTAGTGCTGATGTACCTGCGCTGTAATCTGTGCCAGACGTAGCCGCAGAAATAGCCGTACCGTTACCTTTAAGCACACCAGTAATGCTAGTCGTCAACGTGATAGCTGGTGTTGTTGTTGCTGTGGCTACTGTACCTGCAAAACCGTTTGCACTGACAACTGAAACGGATGTCACCGTCCCACTACTTCCGCTTGTAGCGTTAATAGTTTGATTTGGCCATGTGCCAGTAATCGTTACATTTGTTCCCGCAACCAAAGCAGGTGTTGTTGTACCTGTACCACCATTAGCGACAGGAAGTGTTCCAGATACTTGCGTTGTTAAACTAACGCCACTTAATGTGCCACCAAGCGTTAAATTTCCTGTGCTAGTTACTGTTCCTGTTAAAGTGATACCGTTTACAGTTCCAGTACCACCTACGCTTGTTACTGTACCCGTAGTTGAACTTGTTCCAGCACCAATAGCTGTTCTAAATGCGGATGCTGTCAATGCGCTAACGGTATTGTCAGCATTGAACTGAGGAAAAGTAATTGCGCTCGGATTGGTCAGCGTGAACATACTTTGACCAACAGTCGTACCACCCAGCGATGTTCTACCTGTAGCCGCTACTAAGTTCGTGCTACCGCCATTCCATTGCTGTGTTTGTGTGTAAGCTGTTGTCCAGTTTGTTTGATTTGCGTCCGTTGGAATTGAATAACCGGCAGCAAGTGTTAGTGCTAATGTTCCAGACGTTGTAATTGGCGTACCACTAATAGACAAACCAGTTGGAACTGTCATTGCAACAGAAGTCACCGTGCCAACGCTAACTGCGCCAGTTTGACCGTTTACTGATGTGACCGTATTAGTCTGATCAATCTTTTGCCAAACCGTACCATTAAATATTGCCCAGTCACCTATTGCCCAATCAGTAATGCCGTTTAAATTTGTAGATCCGGCAGTGGTGACAACGTAATAATAACCGTTCGTACCGACACTGGAAACTAAAGCCGGTACGTTTGTTGATGCGTTCCAACCGCCTTGATATGACAATGTGCCAATCACGGATGAAGTTGTAACACTCGTAATCACGCCTTTAGAATTGACAGTAATAACAGGAACTGTGGTTGATGATCCATAAGTGTTAGCAGTCACACCCGACAACGGCAAGTCAGCATTAACTAATGCACGAAACGCTGTCGGAGCCGCTACGCCACTTGTTGGACCTGCATAAACAACATTTGCAGCTTGATCAGAAACAACAATTGCGGATCCCCACGTTGGTGCTGCCGTACCGCCAGAAACTAATACTTGCCCAGCAGAGCCAGGAGGTCCAACATATAAACCGTCAGCACCACACCAAATCATTGCACCAGCATTAGGCGTAAGACTTCTTGCTGTACCGCCATTACTTAAACCAAGAATATTTTCAACTTCATTCGCACTCGATAAATCCACTTGCGGATGCTTGTGATCTGAGCGTGACATAGATGTGGCAACACCAGCCGATCCTGTTGTTAATCCCGCAAGTGGTGTGCTATCAGAAAGATTAGCAGCAAGCGTTACATTGGCGTTTAACGCACCACCACCAGTCAAACCAGTGCCAGCAACCACTTGTCGTGTAACAGGAACATAGCCAGAAATCGTTGCGGCAATCGTTGATGCGGCAGTGACGCGACCAGTTGAATCTACGGTAAAAACAGGAATATTGGTGGCATCACCGTAAGATCCAGCAGCAACGCCTGTGGCACTTAACTGTGTGCTAGTAATGCCACCAGTGGCAACACTAAGTGTTACATTACCAGTTAATTGACCACCGCCCGTTAAACTAGTGCCAGCAATAACTTGCGTTGTCGTAGGAACACCTGCAACACTCAAAAGATCTCCGACTCTGATTTGATAATTGTTACCTTGATAAACAATCATCATCAAGCTGTCTTCAGATGCTTCGGGAGCAATCGGCAGTTGTGTTATCCGCGTTGGGATTAAATTACTAGGTACGTCAGACATTCTTTACATCTCCAGATAAGAATTACCGTCCTCGGTAATGAAAAATTCATCGCCAGCTTCTTGAATAACGCCAGCAGGATGTGTGTTAATTGGTGTGTCTGGACGATTGAACGGCAACACAATCTGATCTGGTCTGCGAGGTGCAAGACGATACGGATCGTATTCATCACGATCTTCATTGCACACCATCAAACCAGGATAATTTGGAT